GGTAGTTTTCCGGCGACCGCCATCGAACGCGAGTCGGTCTACATCGTGCAGACCGACAAGACGTGCGAGTACTGCGGCAAGCCCGTCATCCTCTCGGACTCGGAGCGCCCCGAGTACCCGCGCATCAGCGGTCAGGACCCCCTCGCCCTGTTGGACACCAACTTCCAGCAGCGCAAGATCCACGACGTGGAGGTCGCGAGCCTCACCCGCGACAAGGAGATGGCGGAGATGCGCGCCGCCATGGCCGAGATGCAGAACGAGCTCATGCGCCGCCGGGGCGGCCGGCCGCCGAAGGACTCAGCACCGGACGCATGATCGAACTGGCGGTCATCTGCGGGCTTCTTGTCGCGCTCAACGCGTGGCAGGCAGTCGACCGCCGGCACGAGCGGCAGGAGGTCGCAGTTGAGCGCCGCGACCTCCTGCTGCGCATCCAGGCCCCGCAGGTCGCCGTCACCCGCGACTACAACGACCACACCCTGCCCAGCCCGCCCGCCATCGATATGACCGACGGGCCCACCGGCGACGAGTCCTACTGGCTGAGTCGCGAGGAACTCGCCGAGAAGGCAGCCGCCATGGAGCTCGAGCGTGGCTGACCAGACCACCCGCACCGGTTCGTACGCGGACGTCCAGACCCGCGAAGACGCCGCCCGTCTCCCCCTCGACCCCAACATCCAAAGGGCCATCGACCGCGCCCGGAAGCAGGTCCAGAAAAATGCCAGCAAGCGGCGCCTTTGCATCCGCATGGAACGCGGAGACAGTTTCAGCTACCTGGACTACGAGGGCAACCTGCAGTCCATGGCCCTCGCCACCAACCCGCGCGGTGGTGGCAAGCCCCCGCACCGGATCCGCAACCGCTACAACTACATCCGGCCGATCATCGAAGAGAAGGTCTCCGCCGCCACCCAGCGGGTCCCCGGCTACGAGATCGACCCGTCCACCGCGGACCCCGAGGACGCCGGCGCTGCCGTCCTCGCGTCCAAGGTAGCCATCTACGGCTACGACCAGTGGCACCTGCGCTCGGCCACCATCGACGCTGTCAAGACCGCCATCGGCCTCGGCGGCAGCGCCTACCTCCTCCCCTACTTCGAGCGTGACGTCGGCCCGTACACCGAGGTCGACGGCGAATACGTCGGCCGCGGCGACATCCGCGTCAAGGTCTTCGGCGGAAACGAAGTCGGCTGGGCGCCCGGCACCGAGTTCGACTACAGCCCGTACTGGTGCGTGTGGCAGGCGCTCCCCGTCGACGACATCCGCGAGTTCCCCGGGTTCACCGGCGGCGCCATCGCCCCCGACGCGTCCTCGAGCGACATCCCCAACGACGTCGACAAGGACGCCAACCTCGCGATCGTCTGCGACTACTACGAGCGCCCGTGCCCCAAGTGGCCCGAAGGCCGGTGGATCACGCTCTGCAACGGCCGGGTCATCGTCGACGCGCGCAAGATCGACCCCACCCGCGAACACGCGTGGCAGGACTACCCGCTCCGCGACCCCGAAGGCCAGGTCGTCGACGAATGCCTGCTTCACCGGCTCGTCTACACCCACGACCCCGACGACGACGACGACCTCGGCCTGACGTGGCAGCTCATCGACTACCAACGGTCGGTGCAGGACTGCGACAACAAGATGCTCGAGTACAAGAACCGCGGCCTCAACCTGCAGATGATCGCGGTCAACGGGACGCTCCTGAACAAACCCGACGACGTCCCCGGCTCGATCCGGTACTACAAGGCCGGCCCCAACGGCGAGCAGCCGAAATGGGAGGACCCGCCCAGCGCGCAGATCCTCAACGCGCTCATCCAGATCAAGAACAACTTCCTGCAGGACATGCAGCTCGTCGCCGCCTTCCAGGACATCCAGGCGGACCCCAACGTCGCGGCGCGTACCGGCCAGCTCGCCATCGAGACCGCCCACGCCCGCTGGCAGTCCTTCCTCGGCGACCTCGCCGAATGGCACAGCCGGGTGATGCGGCACTGTCTCATGCTCGTCGCCCGCTACTACACCGAGCCGCGCCTCATCGAGATCCGCGGCCGGATGGGCTGGGAGAGCATCGACGACTTCCGCGGAGCCAACCTGCGCGGACAGACCAACGTGCGCGTGTTCCCCGGCTCGCTCGAGTACCTGTCGAAGCAGAGCATCATGAACAAGGTCCAGTTCTACGCCCAGATGGGATGGATCACCGGGCAGCAGGCGATGGAAGCGATCGAGCGCGGGCAGACCGACACGCTCACCCAGGGCTACGACGAGGACAAGGCCCGCATCAACCGCATCATCCAGCGCATCCGCGAAGGCACCCTCATGGAGATGCCGACCCGGCCGCAGAAGGTGCCAGCCATCGACCCCGCCACCGGCCAGCAGGCCGTCGACCCGATGACCGGGCAGCCGCAGACCGTGGACGTGCAGGTCCCGACGTGGATGCCGGACGAGTACGACAACGTCCCGGTGTGGAAGGAGAACCTCTCCCTCTGGCTCAAGTCCGACGACTTCGAGCGCTCGAGCCCCGAGGCGCAGGAGCAGGGCCGACTCATGTGGCAGGCCCTCGGCGACCTCGAAGCCCAGCACGCGCAGGAACAGGCCTCGCAGCAGATGCAGATGGCGCAGTCCCTCGGCATGGGCAACGCGTCCAAGCCGCAGGGCGCGCCGGCGTTGCCGTCGCAGCCGAACATCACCGCCGACCAGGGCCCGGCGCAGCAGCCGCCGCCCCCGACCGAAGGCGGGTCACAGTGAACTTCAAGGTGTCGAACTCCCGGCATAGCCGGACTCGACAGGATCAGCGAACTCCCGGTACGCCGGACTCGCACAACAGAAAGGATTGCTCGACATGAGCGATCAGCAGGCACAGCCCGAACAGGGCACGCCTGCGGTTGCCGGCCCCGCTGAGGCGCCCGGCACCCAGGAGCAGGGCCAGCAGGGTACTCCCGAGGACCTCAACTGGCAGAAGCGATACCTCGACACTCAGGCCGACTACACCCGTAGCCAGCAGGAGCTCGCCGAGATCAAGCAGCGCAACGAGCTGTTCGAGATCGCGATGTCAACCGACGACCCGGACACCTACAGGCAGGCCCTCGAGCGCCTGGGCATCGAAGTCCCCGAAGAAGACTCCGAGGACTTCGACCCCACCGCATACGACGAGCCCGCTCACGACCCTCGTCTCGACGAGATCGTGGCGTGGAAGGAACAGCAGGAGCAGGCCGCCCGCGAGGCAGCCGGCTTCGAGTTCCTCACCGGGCACATCAACACCGAGGTCGAACGCCTGGGCATGGAAGGACTCGACGAAGGGACCCGACAGTGGATCCTTTCGCGTGCCCTCGCCAGCCCCGGGATCCCGGCACCCCCGGGATCCCCGCACGACGAACTCCCCGACGTCGAAGCTGCCTACAAGGAGTTTCAGCAGTGGGAGCTCGAACGGCAGAAGCAGTGGGCGAAGACCAAGCGTGCCCCGCACGTCCCGAACGGTGGGCTTCCAGCCAATGAGGCGCCCAACCCGGGCACCGGCCACGACGCCCGAATGGCGCGCGCCGAGCGCGTGCTGCTCGAAGCGGAGATGCAGGACTAGTAGTGCCAGGCCGATGACCCGGGGGGCCGACAACACCAAGGAGACCCCCTGATGGCAACATCAGCCCTCACCATCTCCGGCGCGCTGAAGCAGGCGTGGACGGACGAGGAGCTGCAGAAGCAGTTCGAGGACAAGAACAGCCCGCTGTCCGCGCTCGAGACCGTGCGCGGAACCATGATCGGCTCGCAGGCCCAGGTGCCGATCCTGTCCGGCCGAGCCGGCTCGTACACGTCCGTCGGTGCCGCCGGCGGCGCGCTCAACCCGGCGACCGGGCAGCCGGTCACCCAGGCCGTCTACACCATGCCGTACAGCTGGTTCCAGATCGAACTCGAGACCTCGGCGCTCGTCCAGACCGGCTCGAACGTGCAGGCCACCGTCCGCGCCAAGGACCTCGAAGTCCAGGGCGCCGTCGAGAACACCCGCCACCAGATCAGCCGCCAGATCGTCACCAACGGCGACGGCATCGTCGCCGCCGTCGGCACCGGCAGCGCCGGCACCACCATCCCGCTCGTCGCCAAGGCCGCCGAAGGCGCCCTGTACGGCTACAGCGCCCTCCGCCGAGGCTGGCTCCCGGCGGGCACCAGCACCGGCCAGTACATCGACATCGGCACCACCGCCGACACCGACGCCCTCACCACCGACCTCACCCAGGTCGTCGCCGTCAACCCGTCCCCGACCGCGCCGACCATCACCCTGTCGGCGACCACCACCGGCGCGTCCACCCAGGGCACGCACTTCGTCTACATCCGCAACCCCAACAGCACCACCGCCGCCAACCCGGAACTCAACGGGCTCCGGCAGATCGTCGGGACCGGCACCTTCGGCGGCATCAACCCCGCCAGCGCCGGCAACGACTTCTGGCAGGCCACCCGCGACACCACCACCACCACGTTCAGCCTCGACATGGCCCTCGGGCTGCAGGCCGGCGTCATGCAGAACGGCGGGTCGATCGACGGCATGGAGATCTGGACCGGGTTCCGGCAGCAGCAGAACTTCTACGCGCTGCTGCAGCAGAAGGTCCAGTTCCCCGGCGAGATGAACATGCAGGCCGGGGACGTCACCAAGCCCAAGTGGAACAACATGGGCCTCCGCGTCTTCCCCGACATCCTCGACTCCGACTGGTTCATGATCAACAAGCCGGACCTCGTCAAGGTCGTCGGCAACATCGACAAGCCCACCTGGGCGTCGGACATCGCCGGGCACAACGACGGCAAGAGCGGAATGCCGTGGCGTCAGGGGTTCACGAGCTTCGTGGACGCCGTCGTGTACCCCGTCCAGCTGGGGGCGCGCCGCCGCAACACCATGGCCGCCGCGACGGCCCTCACGTAGCACCGACAAGGAACTGGGGTCCCCGGCCGACCGCTCCCGGCCGGGGACACCAGCCCCCTACCCACATCATGTCCAGTCTTCTCCTTCCGCCCCGCATCCTTCGCCAGCAACGCCTCGAACGCGAGAAGCGCATCCTGCGCTGCACCACCGTCGACGACCCGCGCTGCCAGCACTACACCAGCCTCCTCAAGCTCCGCACCCAAGACGCGTGGATGGTGCGCGCCCACAACACCGTCGACAGCGACCTGCCGCTGCGGCCGGGCTACTACCACATCCTCATCCTCAACGGGGACGAGCCGATGACGGTCATTCCGATCACCAACAACGGCAAGTACGTCGAGCCCGGGGACTGGATCTTCGAGCAGCTCAACCGTATGGACCTCCGCGAGAAGCGCGTCATGAACCGGCTCATCGAACGCGAACGCGAGGAGTACGAGGCCGGCGAACGCGAACTCCAGCAGGCCAACGAGAACCGCCGCGAGCGGCTCGCGGAGATCGTGACCGCCAACACCCGCGTCCAGGTCAGCATGAACCGCGACACCCCCTGGTCCCAAAATGTTTCAGGACGGCGCCGATGAACTTGGTTTCCGCTCGAGCCGAACTGGGCGACCGCGGCTTCTCGTACCTCAGCGCGGCTCGCATGAACTTGATGTTGAATGACGCCCTCCAGGAGATCTCCGACTACTGGGAATGGCCGTGGCTGCGCAAGACCGTCACCGGCGCCGCCCCCCTCCAGATCTCAGACCTCAAGACCATCCTCAAGGTCTACAACAGCACCGGCAACGAAGTCACCGGCATCAGCGACTACGACGCGTTCGCGACCACCGAGACCGGGACGCCCACCAACTGGTGGATCGACGACGCATCCGGCACCCCCACCCTCGTCGCCTACCCATCCGGCACGGCCACGTTCACGGTCCGCTACGAACGCGACATCACCACGCTCGCCGCCGACAGCGACAGCCCCGACATCCCCGACCGCTACAACCGTGTGTGGCTGGACCTCGCGGTCGCGCTCGCGTACGAGGACTCCGACAACTTCGCCGCCGCATCGGCGATCCGCAACCGGGCGAACCAGCGGCTGCAGGAGATGGTCGAACGGTACGAGACTCGTGACATGCAGACGTCGCCGCAGCGCGGCGTCCGAACCCTCAGCATCGACGATTGACGATGGCCCAGGCCTATGTGAACGGCTACCAGCCCTACTCGTTCTCCGATTTCGGAGGCGGCCTCAACCTTCGCGAGAAGGCCGACACCGTCGGCGACAAAGAAGCCATCGACCTCCTCAACGTCACCTTCAACGAACGCGGCGCCATCCGCCAGCGCGACGGCTACCAGGACCTCACCACCGCCGACCTCACCAACCGCGTCGACAGCCTCGCTGCCTTCTACAACGCTGCCGGTGTCCGGCACCTCATCGCCGGATGCGGCGCCCGCCTCGAAGCCATCAGCACCGCCGGCGCCGTCGTCGCCTCCCAGACAGGACTCGCGGGCGGACCGTACAGCTTCGCCCGGTTCGCGGATCCCGCCCACGAGTACCTGTACGCCGTCAACGGCACCGACGTCCCGCAGCGCTGGGACGGCAGCGCGTGGGCGGCACCCACCGCCACCGTCAACGGCACCGCCGCCTCAGCGATGCCGAAGGCTGGCAGCATCGCTGTCACCGCCAGCGTCGCCGGGACCTCGAGCGGCACCAACGCCGCCAACCGGCTCGTCGCCACCGCCTTCGGGACCGCCACCACCGCCGGTCCCGGCGGAACCGCCACCAACCCCTCCCGGGTCTACTTCTCCAACGCCGGCCAACCCGAGATCTGGGAAACCGACGGCGCGGCCGGGCGCGGACGGAACTTCCTCGACCTCACCCCCGGTGACGGCGAGCAGATCATGGCCGCCATCACCTGGCGCGAACTCGTCTTCATCTTCAAGGAGACCAAGTTCTTCGTCATGTGGGGAGAGTCCACCGCCGCGGACGGCACCCCGATCTTCAACTTCCGCGAAGTCGTCAACAACACCGGCCTCGAGTCCAAGAAGGCGGTCACCGTCGGCCGTGACGGCGTCTACTTCCTCAACCGGCGCGGGATCTACCAGACCAACGGCGGCGACCCGACGTTGCTCTCCGACAAGATCTCGCCGCTCTGGAACGGCGACCTCACCGTCTACTACCAGGGCAACCCCATCAACATGGCGCAGCTCGCGCTCTCCCGGCTCACCTGGCTCAACGAACAGCTGTACGTGTCGGTTCCGACCGGCATCCAGACCTTCAACGACCGCACCCTCATTTACGACACCCAGCATCAGTGGTGGGGCGTCTACGACCTGCCGGCCGCGGCGTTCACGTCGTTCCGCGTCAGCGACCAAGAGGAACTCCTGTTCGGCTACTCCACCGGCACCAAACGCATCGGCCGACATCGTCTCGGGCTGCGCGACGACCGCGGCACCGCGATCACATCACGGTGGCGGTCCGGCTGGTCGGACTACGGGATCCCCGTACGCAAGACGATCCGCGAGAACAAAGCATGGGGATCCGGGGCGATGACGGCCAGCTTCAGCACCGACTTCAACGTCGCGCAGACCGCGAGCGTGAACACGTTCTTCGGAATCCCCGGGGTGTGGCCGTCCGGTATCACGTGGGGCGCGTGGATCACGAGTCTCGGTGGCGTGTGGCCCGGCGCCGGCCAGGTGGGGGACAAGATGATCCGCCAGGCGGTGCAGGGCACGTCGTTCTCGACGCAGTTCTCCAACAGCGTGCAGTCGCCGGACTGGTCGGTCCACCGGTTCGTCCGCAACCTGCGCGAGACCAGAGGGGCCTCGGTTCTCTAGATGCCTGCATTTGCCTACACGACCGGCAACCCGAACAACCTCGTCGCGAACCAGAACGCGTCGATGGCGGACATCCAGGGCCCGTTCACGGATCTGCGGACGTTCCTCAACGGCGGCACGATGGACGAGACCAACGTCCCGAACCTGTCGGCGGCGTTCACGACCTACAAGCGGCTCGAGCGTGGCGCCGCGCAAGCCACGAACTCCACCGGCGTTCTCGTTCTCAACCTCACCGGCGTCATCGCTACCGGCCTCAACAACGTCGGCGTCAACACGGTGAATGCCACCACCTCGGACTACCTGGCCGAGCTCGACCCCACCGACTACAACGCCAACAGCCGCGTCACGAAGTTGCGATTGCGCTTCACGATCGTCACCAACGCCACCGCGCCCGCCGTCAACTACGTCGCCGGCCTGTACCCGATCACGGGGTATGGCGGCGCAGCAGGCGTCCCCCCGTTCATCCAGGCGGTTGGCACCGTCGTCGCAGGTTCGACGGTCACGATCAACGCACCTGCTGCCGCAGGCCGCACGAAGTCCGACGGGACCGACTTCAACTTTCCCGCTGCGGGCGCCTATTGCCTCGCCGTCCAGCCCTCGGGAGCCGCCGCCGCGAACGCCGTCGTTCATCTGATCGCCCAGCTGCAGATGCGTCAGGTCTGATGACTCTCTCGCTCGAGCTCGGCAGCGTCCACGATCCCGCCGTTCAGCGAGCGCTGCAGATCATCGCCCAGCAGTTCCCCATCGTCGTCACCGGAGGCGGCGGAGGAGGCGCGCCCTCCGGGCCAGCCGGCGGCGACCTCGGCAGCACCTACCCGAACCCGACCGTCATCAAGGCCCAGTCCGGGTTCACCGTCGGAGGCGTGGCTGTCGTACTCTCCACGGACGCGGCGCTCACCAACTCGCGTACGCCCACCGGGCCCGCAGGCGGGGACCTTTCCGGGACGTACCCGAACCCGGACATCGCCGCCGGTGCGATCGTCAACGCCGACATCAACGCCGGTGCCGCCATCGCCAAGAGCAAGCTGGCCGCGCTGAACATCGTCAACGCGGACGTCGACGCAGCAGCCGCCATCGCGAAGACGAAGCTCGCGAACCTCGACGTCGTCAATGCGGACGTGAACGCCGCGGCGGCCATCGCCGAGTCCAAGCTCAATCTCGCCACGGACGCCGCCGCCGGTGTGGGCTCGAGACGCACCCTCGGCACCGGGTCTCTCCAAGCCGCCGCAGGCAACGACAGCCGACTTAGCGACGCGCGTACCCCCACCGGCACCGCCTCCGGGGACCTGACCGGCACCTACCCCGGGCCGGCTATCGCCGCGCTGGCCGTGACGGACGCAAAGGTGGCCGCCGCGAACAAGGACGGGACTACCGCCACCCCGTCGATGCGGACGCTCGGCACCGGGGCGCAGCAGGCCGCGGCGGGCAACGACTCCAGGCTCTCCGACGCCAGGACACCGACGGCGCACCAGGCGACGCACCAGGCCGGGAACGCCGACGCCCTCACCGGCAACCTGGACGCCACCGCCCGCGAGAACATCCTCAAGGCCGGCACCCTCATCGGCACCCGCCGCGGGCTCAACCTCATCCAGGGCACCAACGTCACGCTCACCATGACCGACGACGCCCCCAACGAGCGCGTCAACGTCACCATCGACGCAGCCGCAGGCGGCGGAGGAACCGCGGACACGTTCGTCACCCGCGCCAAATGGATGACCGACTGAGATGGCTGATACCGCGAAGCGGCTCTCCGGCCCGACGCTTCTCACGGCTGCGGCAGCCACCCAGTACACCGTTCCCGCATCCACCACCGCCATCCTCCGCAACATCCACGTCAGCAACGAAACCGCCATCGCCGCCACGTTCACCATGAGCATCGGCACCGACGCCGCCGGCAAACGCCTGTTCACCGCGTTCACCGTCGCTGCCAACGACGTGCTCGACTGGTCCGGGTTCATCGTCCTCGCCGCCGCCGAGATCATCCAGGCCTTCTCCGGCACCGCGTCCGCCCTCACGCTCACCATCTCCGGCGTGGAGGTCGCATGACCCTCACCCCGAACAGGGTCAACCAGGGCCTTCCCACATCGAACGCGAACGCGTGGCCGACCACCATCCAAGGCGTCGCCGCCGGGCTCGCGCTCCCCATCGTCGGCTCCGCGCCCGCGCAGACCACCGTCACCTGGACGAGCGCGACCGCCGCGAACACCACCCTCAGCTACGGCTCGAGCCTCGCCCCCTACGGCGCCGTCACCATCCAGATCGTCGTCCCCACCACCGTCACCGCCGGCGTCATCACGCTCGAGACCACCGCCGACGGCACCAACTGGGCGCCTGCGGGAGCCGTCCGCGTCGACAACAGCCAGGTCGAGAACGTCGTCCCGCTCGCATTCTGGCCCGGCACCAACGGCGTCCGGCAGTACCTCATCAGTCTCGACGCCCTCACGAACGTCCGGGCGCGCCTGAGCACCGCGATCACCGGCAGCGGCAACGTCGTCGTCATCATCGCGCCCGCCCAGCAGGGCGTCGAACCGCTCGTCGCGACCCGCTCCCGCAAGGTCCCGACCTACCGTGCCGCCTACCGTGGCACAACGATAGGAGCGCCCGCGCTCGGCGTGGCGTTCGTGGGGTCTGTGCGCAAGCAGGTGGCCACGATCCATCATGCTGCAACCGCTACCAGAACCGTGCGGCTTCGCAGCGTTCTCGTCAGCGTCCAGAAAAGCTCCGCCGCTGTCAACTTCTGGGTCAGCCTCGCGCGTATAACCACCGCCCCTACGACCGGCAACCCGGCCATCACACCTGCGGTAGCAGACAGCGTTGATGCGGCAGCAGAAGCGACCTGCCTCGCCGTGCCGACCACTGGTGCCACGGAAGGTGCGCTCTGGGGAGGAGAGATCTTCTATCCCATGGGGATCACCGGAGGTGTTCCGACGACGAACCCGCCGCCCGCGTCCATCCCGTACGACCTGCTGTCCAACGTTCCAGCAGACGACGAACGCAAGCTACCGACGATCCGGGCCGGCGTCCTTGAGGGCTGGGCCGTCGTCGGCGTGGCCGACGGCTCATCCACGGTCAACATGATGGTCTCGATCGAGTTCACCGAGGAGCCCGCCTAGATGGCGCGTCCCGCCCCGCCGCCGCTCGAGTTCGGCTTCCAGGACCAAGGCCGACTGGACCGCGGCGACCTCGGTTCGCTCGACCAGGGCGCCGTCATCGGCGGCAAGCACCTCCGGCTCATCGTCAGCCGCGACAAGCTCAAGCGCACCAGCGGCGGCGGCTACGACATGAGCCAGATCGACGGGATCATCAACGCCGCCAGGGCGCGCGGCATCAGCCCGCAGATCGTGCTCGACAACCGCTCCGGGTCCGGGATGGGCGACCCCAAGAAGTACGCCCAGTTCGTCGCATTGGCCGCCCGGCACTTCCAAGGCAGGGTCGGCCGGTACTCGCTCATCAACGAGCCCGACCTCAAGATGGCCCCCGAGAAGTACCGCCAGCTCTACACCCGCGGCCAAGCAGCGCTGCAGCGCGCCGACCCCAAGGCCCAGGTGCTGTTCGGCGAGTTCTCGCCCCACTCCCCCATCGAGTACGCGCAGAAGGTCCTCGCGCGTGGAGGCCTCACTGCCAGCGGGTTCGCGTGGCATCCGTACCAGTCCAACGACCCGCTCGCGCCCGGCAACAACCCCTACTGGGGCGCCGGCCAGATCGGCTCCACGAACAAGATCGCCCAGTACATCAAGAACATGAACTTGAAGACCCGGGCCGGGAAGACGCCGGGCATGTATATGACCGAGTTCGGCTACGGCAAGTACGGCAACAGCAACGTCAGCCAAGCCCAGGCCGCCGCCTACTGGCCGCGCGCCCTGCAGAAGGCAAGGGATGCCGGAGTGCGTGAGATAATCGCCTATCACCTCACCGGCAACCCCAACCCGAACGGCAGCTGGGACACAGGGCTCCTCAACCCTGACGGCACCCCACGGCCCGCGTACAACACCGTCGCCGCCGCGGTGCGGGGTGGCGCGTTGACCAGGTGGCGACCCCGAAAGAGACGCTGATGGCATCCCGCCCGAGAGTCACCAGCACCCGCCGGCAGCCCACCACCCGGGCGCCCCGCCGGCAGCCCACGCTCGCGCAGGTGTACCGGCCCTCCTGGGGCCGGCCCCCTGCCACGCCGCGACCGGTCACGCCCGCCTCGGGCGGCGCCGGCGGCGTCCCCGCCTCGAGCGTGCAGCCCGCCCAGTACAGCCTCGCGAACCTGCCGGTCGACGCCAACTACGACCAGACCATCGCGCTCCTGCAGAAGCAGCGCGACCAGCAGTTCGCCGCCATCGCCGCCGAGCGCGCCCGCACTCTTTCCGACTACGGCTTCCAGGAAGGGCCGAACGGGATGCTCACGTTCGACCCCAACAACCCGTTCTCCAAGAGCGCGGTGATGAAGAAAACGTTCGACACGAACCGCCGGTCGACAGCGCAGAGCATGGGCTCCGGCGGCCAGCTGTACGCCGGCTCCTTCCAGAACGCCCAGGACCTCATCGGCCGCAACCAGCTGCAGTCCGAGGACGCGCTGCAGAAGAACGTGCTCGCGTTCCTGTCGCGCAACACGCAGCAGCGCGCGGAGGCCGGCACCGGCTACGAGACTTCGGCTGCGCAGGCGTACGGGGACCGCATCGGCCGCTTCCAGTCCAACCCGCTCTACGACCCGGCCGCGGTCTCGGACGGGACGACGTCGTCCACGCCCGCGGCGAACACGGCGGCGCCGAAGCCGTCGGGTGGTGGCGGTGCGACGAAGGTTGCGCGCGGCTTCGTGTGGCAGCAGAACAGCAACGGAACGTGGCGGAAGCTCCGCCCGGTGAACGCCTTCGGGCACTAGGAGACCATGATGGCGAAGACCCTCGATGACCAGCTGTCCCGGTTTATCAAGCGTGGGCGCCGGAAGAACCCGGCGAACAACGGCTACAAGCCCGCGAAGCGCGGCACCCTCCCTGCTTCCTACCGTCCCGTGAAGCGCGGTACTAAGGCGTACTGATGGCGAAGGTGGATCCCATGGTCAAGAGGTTCCAGGCGCGTAAGCGACGTAAACCGCCGCGGGATGTCGAAGGTGCGCCTACGCACCTCATTCCGGGGTATGGGGACTATCAGGTAACCAAGGGGATGAAGGACTACATGGAGCGCAACCCGAACGACGGTGCGCCGAAGCCTCGCTACGGAGCCCAGCGCACGCCGTATCAGAAAGGTCAGCGCAAGCGCAAGCGTCCCTACAAGACCCAGCGTGGCGATGCTGCTCGTTGGCGTCAGCCGAGAATCAACTGATGCCCGCTCGCTCCGAACAGCAGCGCAAGTGGGCGTTCGCCGTGAAGGGCGAGAAGTGGGCTCGTGCCCACCACTACGACAACAAGGGCAAGCTCCCCAAGCACGCAGGCAAGCAGGCAGACATGGTCCGCCAGTTCATGAAGCGCAAGAAGCGCAGAGGCAAGAGCCGTGGCTAAGAAGACGACCAAGAAGAAGACCGGTACCCCGCTCGCGAAGCGGCTCGCCGCCAGCCCGGCGCTGGTCAAGAAGTACCAGTCGAACCCGGGTCTCCGGGCCAAGTACCTCACCGGCTCGCTCGAGAAGTACCTCACCCCCGCGCAGAAGAAGACCAGGGCGCTCAACACCCGCCTCAACGCGCCCATCGCCCCCGGCTCCAGCACCACCGAACGGGACCTCGCGCACGAAGCCCAAGCCGCCGTCGGCGTCCGGTACGGGCCGCAGGACCGCGCCCTCGGACAGCAGCTCGGCGTCGCGATGCAGACCGAACGCGACACCGGCAGCCTCTACGACCAGTACCAGCAAGCCCTTCAGCAGCACGCCGCCGCCGTCCAGGCCTACCAGGCCGGCGCCCAGCAGGCATTGGCCGGGACCGCCGCCGGCATCACCGGCCTCGGCCAGCAAGCCGCCG